TGCGCCGCGAGGCTTGCTGCCCTGCGCTGATGGGCCATGATGCCATAGATCGAATTGCCGTAGCCGAAGGCATCACGGTAGGCGATCGCGCTCTCAGCATCCTTGAAATGCAACACGCGGGTCTTGCCGAGCGACTTGGCGAGATTGGCCGGATTGACCCGCTGGCCCATCTCCTTTGCCGTTGCCTTGTTCGGCACGCCGGTGATGATGGTGTCGTAGATATCTCCGAGGATACCGCGGACATCGTTGCTGGTCACCGCATCAGGGAAGGTGCGGCTCAGGTCGAGAAGGGTCGCGGTCTGGTCGACCCATGATTTCTTGCCGGCCCGCATCATCTTCATGTCGTCGTGAACCTGGGCGCCGGCCCAGCCATCGAGCTTGCCGATCGACGCCCCGAGGCGGTTGAGGTCCGTTCGGCTGGCTTCCACATGCTTGGCGAAGACATCGGCCAGATATTTGGCGTCATCATTGCCGGTCACCCCCGGCTTGCCGCCTTCGCGAAGCTCGCCCATCTCGCGGAAGACGTCATCGGATAGTCTCTTATCGGCCAGGACATTGACGAGATGCGGCCGGTTCTTCTGGATCTCGGCCATCATGCCGCCGACGTAGCGAGCCTCGTAGCCAAGGCGACGGGCATGAACGGAATCCCGTGCTCCAGCAATTCCCTGCTGCGAGCCTTCCATGACGGCGAGGATGGAATCCCTAGGAGAAAGACCCGCCTTCTTGAAGGCTTCAAGCGTCTGTTCCAGGCGATCGCGCGCAAGAATGTTCAAGGCCGCATGCCGCTTCTGCATTGCAGAAGCGATCCGCGTCCGTTCCGCTGTCTGGTCGGCAATGACCTTCATGCGGTCGGCGACGTTATCCGTGGTCCCGGAAGCCTTAAGGCGTGCCTTTTCCTCGGTCGCCTGACGGAAAGCCGCGGCAAGGTCACGATCGCTGAGTTCTGCCCCGGCAGCCTTGGCAGCATTGGCCGCAGCGGCATAGCAGGAAGAGCGAACGAAGTCGTTATCGGCCATCAGATCACACAGCTCGCAAAGGATTTCAGGGCTTCGCAATAGGCGTTGGCGGTCTTGATCGTCTCATCCGCATCATCGAGTGCGGCAATGTCTTCTTCCGTCAGCCGGCCTTCGGCCCGAAGCTGATCGATGTCGGCAAGCTCCGGGAAGTCGCCGGTCTCTGGATTGACGCGATATTGTTCGGCCAGAGCGCGAGAACCTTCCGGTTTCCCGACACGCTTGGCCGCTTCCGTCACCGATAGGTCAATCGGCGCCGGAGGAACGCGAGCATCGATTGCCGCCGCAGGGCGTGTCAAAGACACGCCTACCTGCTGCACAGGCTCTGTCACGGCGGACGGTCGCCCATTCGCTTCCACGGGCGCCTGTGTGGGCGGCTGCGAGTATCGCGTCTGCCAGTATTCATCGCGGGCCGAAGCAAAGAGCTGATCGACACGCTGCTTCAACTGGGCGCGCTCGGCAGCGACCGGCTCCTGAACAGAACGGCGCTGGGCAAGCTGCTCGTCGATAGCCTCGATTTCCTGCACCTTGGCGTCGTCGATCGTATCAAGATGATCGCGAAGATCCTGACGGGCATCATCCCGGCGCGAGGTGGCAGCGGCCTTTTCCTTTTCATTCGGCGCTGCTGCGATGGCTTCCTCTGCCTTCTCCAAGCGAGCAGCAAGCTCGTCGGCCTTGATCATCGCACCGCGCGTCGGGCCATAGGTGGCGTTGTCGAGCGATTGGCTCTGAAGGCGGCGGATCTCGGCATCGTTGATGTCGAAGGTCCGGTTCAGCGTCTCCAGCCGCGTGTGGGCTTCAGGATCTGCTTCCCGCGCCATACGGGAGATGACCACCTTCGGCAGTTCCTGATCGGCGGCGCGAACCACGAAATCCGCACTCGCCGGCGAAAGGTTCACCTCACCGTCACGGATCATGCCGTCCAAGGCATCGTTCAGGGAGACCCGAGAAGCCTGCACATTGTCGAGCGTGGCAAGCTTGGCCTCTGCATCAGCGCGGAGCTCGGTCGGGGTTGCTCTTCCAAAGCGGCCATGGATAGCGCCAAAGGCCCCACCGATAAGAGCTGCCATGGCGATTTGTGAAACCGTGGACTGCCAAGAGACATCATCGCCAAGCTGGCCACGAACACCTGCCGTAGAAAGGCCTGCAAGCGCCGTGTTTGCCGCTGCATCGCCAGCAGCCGTTAATGCCCTGCCAGCCACACGGCCAAAGCGGGCTACGTTTGCCGCCTGCACTGCCTCCCCGAAAATCGGGATGTAGTTGATCGGGTCGACAGCCTGGCCGCCGAGATTGCCGAAGAAGGCAGTCACCGGGCGCTTTGAGCCGTAGAACTCGCGAACCTTACGGACGTCATCCTGCTCGGCAAGGGAAGCCGCCCGCTCCTCGGTCATGCCCTGCGTCCATGGGACATCGGCACGGTACGATGGAGAGCGCTTGTACTGATCCTCGTTGATCGTGACCGAGCCGTCGTAGGAGGTGCCTAGCGCGCGCCGCAGAAGCACGGCCGGATCGATCGCGCGATTGATCGACTGAAGCGTCTCTGAAATCGGTCCTTCCACTTCAGGTGGCGCCGCTTCCGGCGTCGAGAAGTTCCGGATGCCGGTGCCAAGCCCGAAGCTTTCGAGCGTTCCGCCCTTGGCTTGATCCCAGAATGTCGAGCCAAGCGACATCGGCTGATCGAGCGCCGACGTCACAAGGTCGCTGTCCGTCAGGGTGCTGCCCCTCGGGGTCTGGATGAAGCTGAAGGTCATGGTTTGAACGTCTTCACATCTTGGTCGCGACGGCCGCGCTGATTGATGTCACCGCGGTTGATATCGATGATCAAAGGACCGGCCCCTCCGATGTTACCGCCCGACGGAGTGCCGGCCGTGTTCTGCGAGACCTGCGATCCAAGATCGAGGATCGTTTGCAGCGGGATCGACAACGGCGTTACGCCATCGGCGCCGGGAACGAACTGGCCGGTGTATGGATCGCGAAGGCCAACACCGTTGCCGGAGGCTACGAACACGCCGTTTTCAAGGATGTCATCCAAGCGGTTCTGGGTCGTCTGGTCGATAATGGCTTTGCCGCCGTCTGAAACAGCAGCCTTCGATCCATCGATGATGCGCTGACGCTGAAGCTCGAGCGCTGCCTTGAACGATGTCTTGGCCGAATTCAGCCCGCTATAGAGGGTGTCCTCGTCGGTATCGGTCGGCACCGGCAGGTTGGCATTCACGCCATAGCTGCCGTCGTAGACCTTCTTGTCGCCGAACAGATCCTTGGAGGCGCCAGCGACGGCCGTCTCCAGATCCTGCCCCTGAGACACGCGAAGCTGGACGGCTTTCTTCATAAGCTCACCACCCCGCTGCGCTCGCTCAAGGCTCGCCGCATCTCCATAGGCCACGCCATAGGAAGCATCCCCGATCGCTCCCGGTGCCCATACGGACGAATAGAGCGTGTCATCGATGTCATACGGTTTTACATCGCCTGACTTCGGAAGCTTGCCGGTGTCGGTCAATGCAGCCTGAAGCAGGCGATTTGCCGCTCCGGTATCCCCACGTGCTGCGGCTTCGACGGCTCCTTCCGTCATTGCCGGGAGGCCAGCATCGACGAGCTGATTGAAGACAGCTTGCCGCTGCCCCTGATCCGCCGTGGAGAAGACGAGCGAGCTGACGGCTCCAAGCCGCTGATCGTCCGTTGCATCAGGGCTCTTGAAGGAAGCTACCGCCTGATCGGCGACCTGCTTCGGTAGAAGCTTCATGTCCTTGATGCCAAGCTGCTGCTGGGCAGAGGCCGTGGCATTCATCGCCGCCTGATAGTTGCCAGAGATGGCTGCATCGGACCATGCACGAGCTACATTCGGGAATGCCTGCTGCGTATAGGTGGCCGGATCAGCCTTTCGAGCCGCCAACGTCGTGGAAGCGGCGCTCGACAGGGCATCGTAACGGGCAGCCTCTAGAGCCGCGTCATTGCCGCTCGATGTCGGCTTGGCCTCATTGACCATGGACTGAATGTCGTCTGCCGACATGGTTCGGAAGTTATAGGCCTGCTGGCTGACTTCCATCGCGGTCGTGAACTTGTTGTAGCGCTCGTTGCCATCCTGAGCGCCATAGGCGTCCATGAACTCCGTACGGGTCGGAATAGTCCCGCTATAGGTTCCGGTGTTCTGGATAGCCGTCGGAGCGTTCTGGACGACCGTTTCAATATTGCCGCGCTGCTCAACAGCGATCTCGCGCCGGCGCGTCTCGGCCTGATTGTAGACGACCTGTTGCTCTTCCGGCGAAAGGTTCTTGAAGTAGGCCGGCGTGGTCACCGGACCTGCCTCAAGCTTTGCGTTGAAGCGATTGTCGTCGAGGCTCTTCAGGCCTTCCCACGTCGAGCCAAGCGCACGGCGAACCCCGGCAACCGTATTCGGGTCCTTGGAGCGAAGATCGGACAGAAGATCGCGGCCAGTGTTGGCCTTGTAATCAGCCTGGGCGAGCCACCATGCGGCTTTGTCCTGCGATGATGGGGAGAAGTCCTGAACACCTGTCGCCGCCTTGGCGCGATCCCATGTGCCCTGAACAAACTGGTAGCGTCCGGCAGCCGTCGCCGTTCCGCCTTTACCCACACGGCGCGGGTGATCCGAGTAGTCCGAGAACTTCTCGCCGCCATTCAGCGTGTTGTAATCCGGGCTTTCAGTGCTGGCGATGGTATCCAGCAGGGCGGCGCCTTCAGGAGGCACGTCGGAATCCGTGACGCTATGGCGAACGAACTGCTTCGGGTTCTGCTCGACGGCAAGCTTGGCACGGCTGAAATCCGCATCCCTGACGAACTTGTCGCGGCGGCTTGACGCCTGCTCCGGCGTCAACAGACCGCTCCTCTCACCGGTTGCGATTGCACCGTCGATGTCAGCACGAGCCTTGGCCTTGGCCACATCGGAGCTATTCGGATCCACATAGATGCGCCTGTTCGTTTCCAAAGCATCGTCGAAGGCGACGGTTTCCGCCTGCTTGCCGAGCGCGCGGCCCCGATCCCCAATGGAATCGTTGACCCGCACGGCATCAGTCTGAGCGCCAAGCTTCCAGCGCTCGCGCATCTGAGGGTCACGGATAAGGTCTGCCGACTTCGTGACGATATCGCCGGTCCGTGCTGGAGCCCGCTTGTTGAAGGTGGAGTAATCCCCATCATTGGAGAATTCGTTCTCAACATCGATGAAGCCTTTGGCCTTGGCCGCTTCGGCGCGGGCAAGGTCGACCGTATTCTGCTGGCGTTTGATGTCCTCGCCGATAGCAGACACGGAAGCACCAAGGCTCTGCAAGCCACGGCCAATACCCGACGTGTCGTATTCGGCGATCTGGCGACCAGAGCGGCCCGAGGGCTGCTGGCTGATATCGAAGCGACTTGGCAGTTTTGCCATTAACCGTAACCCTTGAGTTTGGCGATACCGCCTGCCACCTGCCCGAAGGCTCCAAGCTGACTGCCGAGGTAAGACGCGCGACCGGATGCTCTCCGGCCCTTGGCGCTGTCCATCAATCCGGCCGCCCGCTGCTGGCCGCCATACATCGAGGTTGCGGCGTTGAGTTCGCCCTGTCCTGCGGTGTCGCTCATCAGCTTGACGATGGTCGGAGCATCGGCACCGGCTCCGCCGCCTGACGAGGCCGCGAGAGCCTGAGCGCGTGAGTTGGCAAAGACTGCCTCGCGACGGTTCTGGATGGCTTCACGCTGGGAGGCGGCCAATTCTTCCTTGGCCTTCATATCCTCCTGCTTGGCGATGTACTCTTGATTGTTCCGCTCGGCCTTCCCGGACGTAAGCGTGCCGGCCGCCGTCAGAGCCGTACCGGCAATACTGGCAACGGTGCCGATGTTGCTGCCGATCCATGTTCCTATCGCCGCGAGAGCCGCCATACTTCCATTCCTTTTTCGATGCCGAGCATCTCAAATCCCAATACCTTGAGCAGACGCCCGGACGTTTCGAATTCCGTATCGCGCGGGGTGAACACTTCTGTCTCCCCGAGTTGCCACGCCTTGGCGAGCAAAGACCGTGTGCGTCGCATCACTGTCAGCGCATAGCTTGCTTTACCCTTAGGTAAATGAAGCCATATCCAGCAGCGTCCGCCGCCCCATGCCAGCCCATAGGAGCCAACGACCTCCCCGTCATCGACGCCGATGTAAGCGACGGCCGGGATATCAATCGCAATCCCCTCGAGCGCCTGTACGGCCGATGGTGGAACCTGGATGATTTCTAGCGTCATCGATCGTTGGTCGTGATCTGGAAGACCATCCCGAGGAAGGTCCCCGTATATGGCGAATTCACTTCAAGACAGACGCGGCTATCGGTGTCCCACTCGCCTGGGAAGGTGAACGGCTCTTCGTCACTGATGGTGCTCAGAACGACATTCGGCTGCGTTGCCCCGTCTGCCATCTGCGGCAGTGGGAATAACCCACGATAGGGATCATCGAAAGAATGGCCGTACTTGATGCCGGAGCGAACGAAGTCCGTCATGATGATGCCGAGCCCATCGACAGCCTTTTTCTGAAGCATGGCAGTGCCGCCTTGGGCGCCATAGGCAAGCCGTGATGACTTGTACCTCGCCCGATACGGCAAGCCAGCAACCCAGTTTGTGACGGCGCTCGGCACGGTTATGTTGCCGCTGCCATCAACGACGAACTCGCCGCGAACGCCGTAGGATGTCTCGATGGGAGCGCCATCAGCCCAGACAACAACAGTCTCGCCTATCAGATGCGTTCCGACAGCGACGGTCGTTGATGCAGGCCCGTTCACACCGCTCTTGAAGGCATCCATGACCTTGCAGAGTGTCGACGGCTTGACGTCGGTATCCAGCGCCATTTTCTCGATGTAACGCACCGTGGAGCCGTTGATCGTCCGTTTGATGCTGAAATACACCCGGTCCTGGATCAATGATGGAAGGACAGCCACGCTTTCAAGCAAGCCATACGTTACGACAGGGATGAACGCCAGGACATCATCTCCCGGCTCATAGACCATGCAGACGCAACTGCCGTCATTGAGGACGAGCCATATGCGAGTGTCGGGCCTGCGTTGCAGCGATATCGACTTGACGCCGCTGCTGAACAGGTCGGTGGTCAACTTGCTGATCTGAGACGAGATATAATCAGACGTCTCGCCACTGAATGTCAGCTCGAGCAGCGTAGACCCCGCCCGTTCAACGAAGATGCCGCGCGTATCGACCTTGATAGGATCAACCGGAGCCGCGCCCGTCGTTGCAGAATCCTTGATCCCTAGGTTTGTCGGCGTCAAAGGCTCATCGAGAGACGACGACTTGACGGACGCCACAGCGCCCTCAGTGCCCGCCAGCAAGCGCTTGAGGGACATAAGCCATTGCGTGCTGTTGACCCCTCCCGTCGCTATGGAGCGCGAGATTGGTCCGCTATCGCCTTCCGTATCCTCGTCGAACGATCCAAAGGCATCCGACACCGATCCCCATAGACGATCTGCGCCGGCCCACCATAGCCGCCCATCGGATAGCGTGACGGCGGAGGGCCATCCGGAGTAGTTCGACCACTCAGAAGGGCGCCAGTCGCGGGTCCATGTCGTTGCCTTGAACGGGGTCAAGACCTCGATCGAGACTTCAGTCGATGAGACGTAACCGAGAACACGGCAAATACCCGTGCCCCCGCCGCCGTCATAGCCGATTGTGATGCTCACCTTGCCTGATGTGTAAGCCCCCGGCTTGAAGCCAACGCGATAGTAATAGACCGTGTTGCTGTCGGTATCGTTGACCGTTGTCGTCGTGTTGGTCGTGATCGTGCCGCGATCGACATAGCCGGTATCCGGGTCATCGAAGGACCGCTGATAGCTCAGCGTTCCGGACCATGTGCCGGACGTGATGATATCGAAGTCTCGGTCACCACCCGTCGCAACGCCGGTCACGCGGATCGGGTCGGTATAGGTGTCTTCCTGCGCGAGACCCTGGATAATGGTCTGCCCCGAATGGGTGAGACGGAACAGCGCGCCGACATGGTCGGGCGAGAAGAACGGCGATGAAGCAAAGAGGCTTGTATTGCCTTCCAAGGCTCCAGGACGAAGGCGAACCGTCGTATTCGCATTCAGCGAGAACGGGCCATCGTCTGCCGTATAAAGGCCGATCGACCATGATCGCAGAGAGCGTCGTTCAATCCGGCGCTGCTGGTACCCGTCGCAGGCAACAAAGCAGACGTCCGCCGATTGGGAGATACGCAGGTACGGCAAAGCCGACAGCGACCAAGGAGTCGGGATTATCATGACCCCGGCCGCTTCGACCTGGATGCTGTCAACGACGCGGTTGACGCGATCCTTGGACGAGAACTGAACGTAATACGTCCCGGTCGGCGTGAAGGCGAGCGAGTGCTCTCCGGTCGGCAGCATCGTTTGGGAAATGTACTCATCGCCACCGCTGGTCGAGCCACAGCGGAAGATGACAGGGCCACGCTCGACGACAATCCGCAACGCATGCTCAATCCCCGGAGAAGCCGTCGTAACAGACCGCGAGCACTGGGCAATGCCTTCGATGTTCACCGCGTTAAGGACGAGCTTGCCACTGGTGATAACTGCCGTACCACCAGCGACGCCGGTCGTGGTCCAGCCAGTGGCAGAGGAGAAGTCCCCATTGACCACAGTGCTCGACACCGCAGCCCGCGTGATCAGAACGTCATTGAGCATGACGCGGAAGCTGTGATCGGTGAACTCCATCAGCGCCGCGTCGGAGACGCCGAAGATGAACTCCTTCAGCCGCGCCTCAGAATTCAGAGCTGTCGATGTCAGATACTGTGTGCCGGGACGCATGAACCCCGGACCGACAGCCTTGCAAAGAAGGTTGGTCTGATCCTCGGCGGCCAGGCGCATGCGCTCCAGGTCGGTGCGCGTCAGTGCTGTCTTGTCATGGACGCCCGTGTTGAAGCTCTGGGCATAGGTGTTGACTTTAGCCACGCCGACGGTCTCCGGGGTATCCATTGCTACGAGAGCGCGTCCAGCGGCCCGGAGGCTTCTCTCTTACGCGTTCGTCGACCGCGTCCTTGGTCTTGGCGTCCTGCAAGCGCTTCTGGAACAGCGTGAACAGGTCATTGCGATTGCCACGGTCGGCAGCGATCGGGAGCCCGCATTCAAAGGCGAGATAGGCTTCCAGCGCCTTGCTGAAGCTCTGGCGCCATGCGCCAATGTTCCATCCATAGGCTTCGTCATTGGAGACGTATCGGACGTAGATCGGGTTATGCGAGGTGTGCCAATGATCGGTCTCGTCCTCGTATTCGAGGATGCCTTCGCGGAAGGCAGGTTCATAGGAGATTGCCGCCGTGCGAACCCAGTCATCCGGCTTGGAATACGCGTAGTCGAAGCCGAACAGCGGCTCGACGTCGCTATCCGGCTGCAGTTCGACTGTGCGAATGGCAAAGTTCCACAAGCCCTGCTCGAGCATGTAGTTGACCGAATCCTGCCATGCGCCATCCAGAGAACGCTTCTCGGGCCGGTCCTCGGTCAAAGACGCAAGGTTGGATGGCCCGAGGAGACGCAGGGCGCCGCGGTAGATGCTCAATCTATCGGCCATTTCTTGCCCTTCCCGCGCGTTGATGTGTAAGCATCGATCAGTCCCCGAGCGATGTTCTCGATGCCGTAGGCCTCCATTTCGATGCCTGGTGCCTTCTCGCCGATGTGGTCGCAAAGGAACTGCCAGACATGAACGGCTTCATGGACAATTGTCATGATGACTTCGAGAGCATCGCGCTCGGCGCCTATATGGACGCAGACCAGAATGATCGCCTCGCCAGTCGTGTCGTTGCGAAGCCACTGTGTGTGGCCGCCTGCATTCGGAACTTCCGGGTATGGAGCGGTACCGTTGACCCGCTTCATCTCGCGGTTCCATGATGCTTCATCTGGGCAGAAGCCGATTGCGACCGGCTGCCACCCGCTGTTGCACCAGACGACGCCAGTCTTCACGCCGCAATGCCCTGAGCCCGAGCGGCGTGATTGAGAGCCGCCTGGATGGCATCGACCTTGGACTTGTGGTTACGGCTGATCTCGACACCGCCATCCTTCAGACGGGCACGCCAGCCAGTCTTTGGGGTGTGGTCGATGACATAGCCGTCAGGAATGCTTGCCTCGATCTTGGCCTTTTCCTCGTCGGTCAGCTTGGCCGCAGGCTCTTCCGACAACCACTTGCGCAGCACGCGGGTTTCAACGAAGCCGTTGCCCTTGTCGGTAACGCGCAGAGTCACATCGAAGCGCTCTCCGATGACGTCGATCAGGTCGTGGACGCGAAGCCGATCGACATGGTGAGCCCAGTAACCGGGCGTCGTGACGTCTTCGAGAGAATGATCCGGATCGACAACAACATGATGCTGCGTGCGGACATACTCGGCGGCGTTCCGCATCTTCGTAGGATGAAGGGTTTTCATGATTGCCTCAGTTCATGGGTGAAAACAAAGATCCAGCGAAACCGAGAACGAGCGGCAGCATGGAGAGCGCCGCCGCCCGTATCCGGTCAGCGATGGAGGCAACACCGCGACCGAAGTCGCGATGATGGCATCAGGTGATAGCGGTCGGAGCCGCTACGGTAGCCAGGCCCGTGGAGGCGCTGGACGCCGTGCACTGATACAGCTTGTACTTCGGGCCGGTCGTGGCGATGACGTGCACGAGGTCGCCCACGCGCATGCCCTTCGCATAGCCGTCCGAGAAGTAGCCGGCGCCGACGATGGTTGCGTCGGCATCGGCAGCGGTCGTGTAACGCCAGACGCGCGGCTGATAGCCGCCGACCTGGGTATCGAGGAGTGCAAGGTTGTCAGGAACGTATGCCATGTTCAGATCTCCTTACGTGGCAACGAACGCGGAGCCGTCGTGAGTCATCTTCACGATGCCGTTGTTCTGGAGGAGCTTGGCGCCGTGGAAGACTTCGGCACGGGACCAGGATAGGCCCTGCTTTTCGTCAAACCCGGCGAACACCTTTTCTTCGCCCACGTTGATCGCGTAGCCGATGGCATTGCGATGATACATGTAGCAAAGCTCAGAGGACGTCCCGAGACCGGTTAGGCGGCTGGAAACGATCCAGTTGATACCTGCCCAGCGGAACATCTTGCGGGCCGGACCATTGAGCGGCTTCTGCTCGACATAGTCGCCAGAGGCGAATTCCGTCGTCTGCAGCAGGTAGCCACGGAAGGCCGGGGAGATGATGGCGAACATGTTGTCTTCGTCTTCGACGTCGACGTCATTGTTGCCGAGGATCGCCTGGGCGCCGGTGACCATGTTGAGCGTTGCGGTCTGCGCCGTCGGCGGGAAGTCGTTGGTCGCATTGGCAAGCTCTGCCAGGATGGTCAGGTCGATGTCACGATTGATGACAGCGATCGATGCATTGCGCATGACCGTGACCTGATTGCCCTGCGACGCGAAGACGTTGAAGCCGGTCAGCTCGTAAGGAGCGTGCTTCTCAACCAGCGTTGCAGTGCTCTGGTTGTTCGTCGGGTTGCCGTAGGGGATCTGACCGTTCGTGCCGCGGGTGACAGCGGTATCGCCGCCAGAACCGGAGACAAGGAAGGTCGCCTGGTTGCCGTTGATCACGGTTTCCTTCGTCGTGGTCAGCTTGAGCAGGGACTGTTTCTGCTCAAACGCCGGAACGAAGTCTTTCTTGTACTGGACCACTGCAGCTTCAATAGCCATGGTCTCATCCTTTCAAAGACTTGTTGAGGGGGTTGGAGCCGGAGCAATCGAGGGTGGCCGGAGAACATGCGGGGCCGTTTCCGGGGTGGCCGCTGTTATCCGGGGCTTTCACGCTTGGCGATGTCTGGGAGCCGTCACTCAGGGGCCGTTGCCGGGGTGGCCATCGTGTTGGCAATAAAAAGCCCGCTCGAAGGCGGGACGTTCACTGACCTGATGTCAGGGAATGGGTGTTCAGCGCTTGCCGCGCGCCAAGTCCTTTTCGAGGATCTGGCGATATTCAGCGGCGTAGTCGCGCTCATATCTTTCGAAGTCGGTGTCGCGGATCTTCTCGATCTCGGCGCGACGGCTGCTATGCTTGCTTTCCGCATCGCTGGACGAGAAGACGACATCTCCGAAGGAGTTGCGGCCCTGATCCGATGCCCATTGGACGAAGCTCGGGATGTCACCGAGGCGTCGTCCGTCTGGCAATCTGGCTTCCGTCCATGTATCGCCGATATCGCCGGCGGATGACATGAAGCGCTTGGCGAGCGTCAGGTTGCCCTTGTACTCGTCGCGGGACCAGGCATCGCGAAGGGCGTCCTCTGCCTCTTCACTGGCCTTGGTATCGGCTTGGCCCTGTGCTTCTGCGGCCCTCTCCGACATGTCGACATACCATTCAGCGGCCATCTCGACGAAAGCCGGTGGCGCGTTCTTGGTATGGGCGAACTCGGTGAAGCTCGACAGGACCGGCTTGTCGGCATCGACCAAGCGCTTGGTGACAGGCTCGGGCAAGACGTAGCCTTCCGGCTTATCCGGAATCCCCTGCTCTTTCCGCCACTCGGCCATGGCCTTCTCATCCTTGGGATCAGGCATATCGCGCTTGATCTTGCCAGAGCGAATGGTGTTCTGCGCTTCCTGCAGGGCCTTCACGACGCCATTCAGGGAGCCGTAGCGCTTCAGGAGCTTGAGCTGGTCCTCGTTGTCACCGGAGGCTAGCTCGCGCCAATTGTCAGGAAGAGCCGAGCCCTTATCTTCATCGGACTTGCCGTCGCCCTTGTCGGTCGTCGTGTCCGTCTTCCCGGCATCGGCGTCGGCGGTCTTGTCTACCGCGCCGGTATCGGTGGTTCCCTTCGCCTTATCGTCGACAGCGCCCTTGTCAGTGCCACCAGCATCGTTGTTCTGTGTATCCGTCTTCGCCGTGTCATCCACGACCTCTTTGATGTCTGCTGTTGCCTCAGTCATGTTTGCCTCATTCACCGGCCTTGCGGCCTGCCTCAGGTTTCTTCATGGCCGCCGCCATCTTCTCGGCGCGTGACTTGCCCTCGATCAGCTTCAGGGCGTCCGGCTCTCTCATGCGAGCGATCTGGAGACCGATGTGGCGCTCTCCCTCGCTGAAGGCGCTTTCCCGCTCCGTGGCAGCAAAGCTCAGTTGCCCGACGTGGCAGGCATTGAAGAGCAGCCATTCAAGCGCCCGCTTCTGCTGCCCGTCGTTCGCCTTGCCATCGAAGAGCGCGCGGAAGGCGTAGAGCACTTCCTTGTCATAAGCGGCTGGTTTCGGGGTCATGCGACATGATCCGGCAGAATAAGACGGCTCGATGCCGCACTACCGGTGATCGCTTGTGTGCCGTAGTCAACGTTAGCATCGGCCATCTTGCGAAGCTGGAAGCGATCGCCTCTGGTCTTGCCCTGTCCGATTGCCGCACCAGTCGTGAATGCCAGGCATCCGACGATCATCTCGTGAGACATCGGATACTGCTGCGTGAATTTCTGGATGGTGTCGCCGATCGCGAGCATGAGCTTTTCATGCCGCTCGTCGACCTTCACTTTCGAAATGGACATAGTTGCCTCCTATGTCGGTTGGTTAAGCCAAGCCTGCTTGCTGCAGGGCCACGCTGGCGCCTGCTACATCGGTCGCCACTCCAGCCCCTTCACGAAGCGCAGCAGCGGCCTGCGTGAGGCCATCCACAGCGGTCTCTTGTTCTTCCGCACTCTGCACAGCCTCCTCGTCGGCAAACCAGTCAGCGGGAGCGCCTGTGCCTTTAACCGCGTCCTTCGTCATCTTCTTGAAGTCCATGGTCGACGGGATCGACTTGTCGAACTGCGAAGCGCCGGCGAGAATCTGAACGCTCTCCTGGAAGGATGCGACGAGCTGGCGGCCTTCAGCCGTGTTCAGCGGGCTTTCGAAGGAGAAGGTGGTCTCCTCGCCGTCAAGCAGTTCCGGGATCTCACCGACGTCGAAGTGCCGGTTGTGCAAAGCAAGCTGGAAGCCGGTATCGAGCAGCGGCAAATGGTACTCGCTCTCGATCGGGCCGAAGAACGGCAGGGCAGCACGGCGGAACTCCGCAATGCGCTGCTGCGTCTCATAGGCCGTCATCTCGCGGGTATCCGGCAGGAACAGCTTGTTCAACAGGAACGCTTCGGCGATCATCTCGCGAACGTCCTTCTTCATGTCCATGCCGATCGATACGTTGCCGGTCTCGATGGTCTGGAACAGCTTGCGGATATCGGCATCGTCGTCGATGTCCACGTACGTCATGCCGCCGGCATACATGTTGACCGCATCGCGGAACATCTCGCCTCTGGCGACCGTCGGCGGGTCCACGGCCTTTTCACCCTGCTCGAGGATGATGCGGGCCATCGACTGGATCATGCGGCCATCGGGCAAAGAGTTGATCGTCGCCGGCGAGAAACCTTGCGGGATGTTCGCCAGCGTGCGCCAGCGAGGGACCACGTAGCTGAATACCGGCAGGCCAGCCTCACCGAGGATCTGCTCGTGGTCTAGATCCACATAGAGCGAGATGAACGGCGTCTTCTTGTACTGGCGGCGCTTGGCCTTATCGTCGCCATAGATGTCGTCGACCGGCATCAGGATATGGCGGACGTTGAATTCCTTTGACGGATCCGTCTCGCAAGCCTTCTTGATATCGGCATGTACCTTGTCACCGTAGAGCTTCTTCAGGTTCCGCGCCGTCTTCTTCATCTTACGATGGAGCGCATCGACCTTGCCGACCTCGTTCAGCATCCATGCGCAGTCGCGGGGATGCCATGCCCTGAACAGCATGTGATCGCGGGTTGGTGATTCCTCGACCGAAATCACGCCATTGCCGAATGCTACCCAGTCGTGATCGACCTCGATCGTGGCGGCCGTGAAGTTGGCGCGACGATCATAGACCAGTCTGCGATAACGCTTCGTGGCATATTCCAGCCAGCGCGCGGCGGCCGGATCCTCGTCGATCTCTTCCCGTCCGGTCTTCACCTCAAACCAGTCGCCTTGACGAAGCATGGCCGATGGCGCATTGCCGAGCGTCTCGCGAGCCTGAACCGGATAGCTTTCCATCAGGTTCGTCGTGAAATCGTCCCCGAGGGAAAGCTCACGCGTGAAGTCCGTGCGCAGCGGGTAGTAGTTCTCGGCGATATCCTGGCACAGGCTATCCCATGGCTGCTTCTTGCTGAACAGCGCCGCGCCGATGCGGCAAAGCTCCTTTGCGCGGCTATCTTCCAAGATCAACCTGCCTGGCCAAGAAGGCTATTTGTGTAAGACGTCGTCCCTGCCCCAGAGGAGGCTCTGGACGCGCGCGAGGCCGCAGAGGTGAGAACGGTCGCAGCACGACCGGAACGCGCCTGAGCGTCTACTGCTGCCTTGCGGCGCGCTTCCTTGATCGACGGATCTTCCTCATCGGGCATCCGCGTCTCAGGCGTCGGTGTCGTCGTAGTGGTGGTAGAGCCACCTCCGCCGAACAGCTTGCCCATGGGCTATCTCCTTTTCTTCATGTTTGCGTGGCCGAGGTTGACCTTGGGTCGGTTGCCAGACGCCTGATGTGTTCGGATGCGAAGTTCGACCGAGCTTTCGCCGTACGCCCATGCATTGACGACGGCATCCCCTTTGTCCGGGGAACGCCCAAGCCGCTTCTTGATGTCGAGCTTTGGCTCGATCAGGATGCCGCGCGGCGTGAGCTTCCACGTCGGAGCGGCGAGATCGGCCAGCAATTCAGGATCAGGCGGCAGAGCGACGGGCTCCCCGAGGTTCGGTTCCAATGCTTCCCTGAAGCGCCAATGCACCTCAGACCGCTTGTTGGCGAATTTGAGCTTGCCGTCTCTCGTGCGCTTGCTGCTCTCCGATGAGCCGTTATGGGCATGGAGGCGGATACCCGCGACGTTGTGCTTCAGGTGCGAGAAGACGCCCGAGCCATAGCCGCCGCCCATATCGATCACGACGTCGCACCCATCGCGCATCAGCGCCACAGTGCGGGCCGCCAGATCGATCGGATCGACAGCGCCCTTCATCTTGTCCGAGATCACTTCATCGAACCAGTGACCGTGTCTGCGGGCGTATGTGTTGGCATCGCCACCGCCAAGCGCCACGTCATGGCTTAGTATGGTCATTCCAAGCCGATCAGGGGGCCGTGGTGTCCAGCGAGCCTGTGCCTGCAAGATCCACTGCGTCGGGATGACCTGGAATGCAGCATCAGAGGCGGCCACATCGAACCTGCCTTCACGCATCATCGTGCGCAGCGGCTCCGGCATGGCCTCGATGACCGATGCATATCCGGTGTCTGCGAGGTCTGGATTGTCCTCAAGCAGTGCCGGAATGAATGTTCGCGACCGTGGCTTCTCACCTTTCGGGCCCAGATAGTCGGGCGTGACCTCGACATCTTCTCCGTTGACGGTCGTGTACCAGCGCAGTTCACCGGGCTTGGCCTTGTTCGGATGGTTCGGGTCGAGCCATGGAGCCCACCGCTTGATTACCCATTGGCCTTCTGACGTCGTCGGCGGGTTGCCGGTGGCAATCACCCTGCAGCGTTGGTTCGGATCAGCCGAGCGGTTCCAGCCGATGATGTAGGTGTACTGGCTCTCCGAGAACTGCGTGATTTCGTCGAAGGCCTTCAGGTCGTGCGGAACGCCCTGATAGTTCTCCTTGTCCGCCTCGTGCTCGCAGTGGCCGAGATCGATGACGCCGTTCGGATGCCGCCATATGCCGTCCTGGCTGTTGAACCCATCCGATGTACCAAGGATGCCCTGAATTTCGCGCTTGATACCCTTCAGGTTCTTCGAGATGCGCCGAAGGATCAGTGAATACTTGTGCTCATTGATCGCCAGCAGGCAGACTAGGAAGCTCTTTCCACCACCAGCGCCACCGCCATAGAACATTTCATCAGCGAGCGAGAAGTAGGCATCGGTCTGCGGGCCCGGGTTAGGCAGCTTGCGCTTGCCATCAACAGCCGCGTGAGTGTCCGCAAGGATCTTCTCCTGATGTTCCTGCGGCAGAGCGTCGAAGCGCCTCAGGATGTCATCCAGCGTGCCGGCTACGGTCATTCTTCGTGGCTATCCTGCAGGCCTTGAGCGAGCGCGAAGGCAATTGCCCGAGCGAGATCGCGCCGTGAGCTAACTTCCTTAGTCTCGATCGGACGATCCGGGACGCCTGCTAGTTCTCTCCGCTCGGTGTAATCATCCCGGAAGCGGGCCGACATCGACTTGGCCCACACAGCGGAATTGAACTTGTCCGCGGTAAGGCCTTTCTGTCCCATATCCTCCCACCAGGCCTGCTCACATTGCTTCGCACGCGTAAGGGAGGTGAAAAACTCGATGTGCTTGTCGGCCCAGTTGTTGAGCGTGGCCTTGTCGACATCGAGCGCCACGGCGATCTGCGTCAGGCTTTTGCCCTGCTTCCCGAGCTTGACGACCTTCGCGCAATAAGCAGGGTCGTACTTGCTGGGGCGCCCGCCATTGTTGCCGAGCGCGTTCTTGTTGCCCTTTGGGGGAGCCATAGCTTGTTGCCTCCAAGCCTTCCGATTTCGGTTTCGGTTACGGCTTCAGAACGAGGAAGCCGATGACCAGCGTGCCGTTGACCGCTACGCTGGCGTGGATGTTCTGGATGGTGATGACGACAGAGCCAGCGCCTGGGGTGACGTCAGCAACCGTCGGCGTGCCCGTGGTGGCCGTTCCCTTGCCAACCGTGACCAGGACCGTATCGCCGGCCTCAATCGCGCTGTTGGTCAGTGTGAGGACGTGAGTGGCGGCGGCTGCTGTGGTGAGAGCGCCGGTCGTGATCTTGCCCTGCGTCTTGTTCAGGGTTGCCGTGCCCGTACCGCCGGTACCGGATGCTGTTGCCGTCTTGGTGCCCTGGTCGGAGACGAGAGCGCCGGACTTTGGCTCGATGCCGAACTTGCGGCCGTAGAGAGAGTGAAAGGCTGCCATGTGCTGCTTCCTTTATGTTTGCTGTTGCTGGGGGAAGTCGTCAGTAAAGCCCGACGATGCCTGTGGCCGACGTGCCGGTAATCCGGACGGCGACGATCGAAAGATTGTATTCGACGCCTGCCAGAAGGGTCAGCGAACGGTCTGCGGTGTCATTGGCAAACCGGCATGCCAGCGTTCCAGCGCCAGC